CTAGCAACACCAGCATTTGGTGAAACAGCAAAATCTTTATATGAAAAATGTAAAGAAAAGTTCACCAATATGGATGTTGAATTGATTCTGACAAAGATGGCTGATTCAACATCTAAAATCGTCACCAACGAAGATGTATCTAATTTGGTTGATAAGCTTATCAATGATAACACTGTTAAAGCTATTTTCTTTAATGTTGCATTATGTGATTTCGATGGTAAGATCAATGGAATTGAATCTGGCAAGTATGCTGAGAGATTAAAGACACTTGAAGGTGATGCTTTCATTTATATTTCACCAGCAGCCAAGATCATTAATAAGATACGAGCTAACAGAAAAGATATCTTCTTGGTTGGTTTCAAAACTACATCCAATGCAACAAAACAAGAACAATTCAGCGATGGATTAAATCTCTTGAAGAAGAGTTCAGCGAATATTGTATTGGCAAATGATGTTGTAACAAGAAGTAATTTTATCATCACACCAGAAGAAGGTGTTTATGGTAAAGACATGACACGAGATGAGTGTTTAGTCGAATTGGTTGATATCACTTATTATCGTACTCATTTGACCTTTACACGATCAACGGTGGTAAAAGGTAATCCAGTTTCATGGAGTGATGAACGAATCCCAGCAACGTTACGAACAGTAATTAACTGGTGTGTTGAACATAACGCTTATAAAGAATTCAATGGAGCAACTACGGGTCACTTTGCAGTTAAGCTTGAATCAAATAAATTTCTGACTTCAATTCGTAAAACCAATTTCAATAACATTGATAAAAATGGAATGGTATTGGTTGAAACTGATGGTGATGACAATGTAATTGCTTATGGTTCAAAACCATCAGTTGGTGGACAATCACAACGAATAATTTTCAATCGTTATAATGATTGCAATTCAATTGTTCACTTCCATTGTCCATTAAAAGAAGGCAATGTCAATAACATTCCAATCGTTTCACAAAGAGAATACGAATGTGGTTCTCACCAATGTGGTGAAAATACGGCTAATGGTTTAGGCAAATTTGGCAACCTGTATTGTGTTATGTTGGATAATCATGGGCCTAATATCGTCTTCAATGATTCAATTGACCCTAAAGAAGTAATTGACTTTATCACAAATAATTTTGATCTGAATAAATCAACCTCTGGTTTTGAGAAGGTTTATCTTGGATTAAAAGATTTGGAGATGTCAGAATAAATACTTACCTTTGCAATAATAAACTAAATACTTGATGATGAGCATTAAAAATATTTTCGATGAGATTAACGCTGTATCTGGCGATAAAGATAAGATGGCTGTTCTAGCTAAGCATAAGGATAATAAGCTTTTGAAGCGTGTGCTTTATTTGTGTAAGTCTAAACGTGTAAAATTTTACATTAAACAATTACCAGAATATACGCCAAATGGTGGTCATTCATTAGATATGGCAATCATTGGATTAGATGCATTATCTAGTCGAAAAGTAACAGGTAGTGAAGCAACTGGTTATTTGAAATCAATACTTACATCGTTAAATGAAGATGATGCATATATCATTGAACGTATCATTGACAAGGACCCTAAGATTGGTATGGGAACTACTTTTATCAACAAGGTTTATAAGGTTGATAAAAAGACTCCAGACTTGATTGAAGATACTCCATATATGGGTGCTATTTCATTTGATGAAAAGAAAGCACGTGAAGTTTTTAAAGGTGGTAAAAAAGGTGTTTCCCAAATTAAGATGGATGGCCGATACTGCAATGCTATTATTCGTAATGGTGATGTTGAATTGGAAAGTCGTAGTGGTGAAACGACAGCTGTTGCTGGTGCTAAATTTTTAGCTGAGCTTGCTAAGTTTGATGATTGTGTATTGAACGGTGAATTGACAATGGATGGTGTACCTCGTTATGAAAGTAACGGAATGATTGCGTCAATCATTGATATCTGTGGTAAGAAAGCTGAACGTACAGAAAAAGAACATGCTAAGAAACTTGAAGTTTTTGAGAAAAAACACGGAAACTTTGAAGAAGCATTAAATAAAATTCGTTATACGGTATGGGATACTATTACTGTTGATGAATACTTTGATAAAGAATCAAAAACTCCTTATTACATTCGTTTAGATAATGCTAAGGAGCTTATCAGCAATTCAAGAGCAACTATGGTTCGATTAATTGAATCTAAAGTGGTTGGTTCTTATGCTGAGGCAATGGAACACTTTCAAGAAGTTCTTGCAACTGAAGTTGATGGTGTACCTCAAGAAGGAACCATTCTCAAATCAATGGATGGAGAATGGAAAGATGGTAAACCAACATGGCAAATCAAGATGAAACTTGAAATGGATGTGGATTTACGAATTGTAGGATTTAACTTTGGAACAAAGGGTTCAAAAAACGAACATGTGATTTCTAGTTTAAGCTGTGAATCTTCTGATGGATTGGTAAAGACTCGTCCACAGGGTATTACTGAAGCTAAAATGCAAGAGATTACGGATAATCAAGCTACTTGGCTTGGCAAGGTGGTTCAAGTTAAATGCAATGGTCTTTCAAGCAATTCAAGTGGTGAATATTCATTGATGTACCCAGCTTTTGTGTCTTTGCGTGACGATAAAGATACTTGTGATAGTCTTGAATCAATCAAATCGATTGAGAACATGGTTAAATCATTAACAACTGCGTAATACCTGAATTAATCTATTAATACAAACTAAAAAATAAAAATGAAAAAATTTTTTACACTTGCCTTGATTTGCTTAACCTTTGTAGTTAACGCACAAACAGATTCATGTAATTTACATCCTTATGCCTCTATTGGCATTTCGGTGACAAATTCAAATAATTTTAAATTCTCATCATACCCTTCTATTGAACTAGGTATCATACCTAAAAACTTAGCTTATGGTCTTGTAATTGGCCGTGGTAATTTGCTTGGTATTTGGAAAACAGGTGATGTTATTCAAAATTATTATTTTGAATGTAAAACAAGTATTTATTTTCCAATTGGACCTGTAACAGGTAGCTTGATTTTTGGTTATGGTGAATTTTGTAATACTAGACACAATTTTATTGAATATGGTTTTGGTGCTTCTCTATCACAAGGAAAACTTGGGTATGGTGTAACATTTTCCAATTGGGATGGTGCGAATTATTTAACACCAGCGATTACCCTTAATTTTTAACTATGGTTAGAATATACGATAAGATCAAGTATACATTAAAAGAAGTTGCTCCTAGTATTTGGTTAGTAGAATGTGATGATTCATTTGATTTAGCAATGTTATTTTGCCGTTATCAAGAATTTTATGAATCACCATTTACTGGAATTAAGGGTAAGGTATTTAATATGTTTGATTATATTCGTTTTTATTCTAGAAAAAATAAAAACAAATTTACATATGCTGAAGATTGGAGAGGTTTCAATATTCCAAGTGATGTAATATACGAAATATTATCATACGATTCAGATACAATTTGTTTAAACATTTATGATCACGAAATGTTTAATATTGTCAAGAGAATAAATGGTATTTCATTAAAACCATTTTATTTGATTGGAGTTAAAAAAGGTGATACGGCAACTATAAAACATGAAATGGCACATGGTTTTTATAGCACAAATAAAGACTATCATGATGCCATGATTAAATTACTCAAATCAATACCTTTAACACTAAGAAAAAAGGCGTTTATTTGTTTTAAAAAAATGGGTTATAATAAAGCTGTTCATATGGATGAATTGCATGCCTATTTGATTGATTCATTAATGATAAAGATTTGAAACCAGTGAAAGAACAATTAAAAGAATATCAACCAATATTCAAAAAAACATTTAATAAATATTACAATGAAAAAGCACATTAGCTTCCCAAGTATCGAACAATTCAGAAATGTTGTTACCAATATCAACCGACAATTTAATTTTGTTGGATTAGATGACAATGGTGATGCTATCTATGATCATAATAAGATTAAGCCTAAGCTTACCTTTACTGGTAGTGTAAAGCTTCATGGAACCAACGCTAGTATTTGTTACAATCGTATTGATGGTCTTTGGATTCAATCACGTGAGAACATTATTACGCCAGAACAAGATAATGCTGGATTTGCATTTTTTGTTGTATCTAATCAAGGTGTATTTTCAACCTTAATGGCTGAAATCATGGTTAAAAACAATCTTGATATGGATCAAAATACTATTTCTATTTATGGAGAATGGTGTGGTGGTAACATTCAAAAAGGTGTTGGAATTTGCAATCTTGAAAAATCATTTTTCATCTTTGGTGTTAAGATTACACCACACTTTGTTGGTGAAGAATTAGCAGTAAATGAAAAACCACCAGTAGCATACTGGGTTGATCATACTTATTTAAAATCACCAGCAAATAAGGTTTACAATATCAGTGATTACAAAACCTTCAGCATTGAGATCGATTTCAATTATCCAGAAATGGTTCAAAACAAGTTAGGCGAATTAACGCTTGAAGTGGAAGAAGAATGTCCTGTTGCGAAAGCATTTGGTTTTTCTGGTGTTGGTGAAGGTATTGTATGGGCTTGTGAATTCAATGGAGTCGTTCATAGATTCAAAGTAAAGGGATCACTTCATGCTGCTAAATCTAAAGTAAAAACACTAAGTAAAGTTGATGATGTTAAAATAACAAAAGCTAGAGAGATTGCTGATAAAGTAACACCAAATTGGAGACTTGATCAAATGATTGAAAAATCATGTGATTTAATGAATGGTGGTGAACTTGATAGAGCTAAGTTAGGTATATATCTTAAGTTGGTTATGGATGATGTGCTTAAAGAAGATTTAGATATCTTAGTTGAAGCTGGTTTAGAACCAAAAGATGTATCTAAATATGTGTCTGAAATAGCTAGACGTTATTTCTTTGACCAAGAAAAGGTTTAGTTAAATCGTTTCCGTAAATTGCATACCAACCTGTATATTTAACATAAGCTTCTTTTCTAGGAGCTTGTGTTGTATATAATGGTAAGCCTTTATTCTGTATTGATTTAATAAGAACACGAATAGGTAAATCATGTTTAGTACATAACGTTGTTAAATCAATACGTTGACATTGGTACATAACTTCATCATATTGATTATAGATAATAACATCATCTAATCTTTGTTTAGGATTAACATAACCTTTTAAATAATTATCTTTTTGTTTGGTAGCTGATTTAGCAGCTAACTTACTAAAACAATCTGGGTCTTCGGCTAACATGGTCTTGATTCTCTTTTCAGATATAATAGTTAAGTCTTGTGATTGTTTCGTTCTTTTCATTTTAGCAATTGCTTTCATTTTAACGTGTTCTGGTAACGTAGACATACCAAACCCACCCTTAGATAGATTATATGTATCTCGTCTGTTAATAAAAGCTTCTGAGACCAGTTCTTTCTCTTTATTAATCATTTCTGTTTTGTTATTATAAACAAATAGAATTTCTTTTTTAAAGTTATTAGAACCGTATTTCTTGATGGATTGTTTTAATAAGATACCAGAACCTAAATAAGAATCATCAAGGTCTTCAGTTTCATGAAGACCAATATAAATCTTATTATTGATTATATTGGTGGTTTTATATACGGTATAAAACATTACTTTTTAATATCATTAAAATGCTGTTCTAACAACCAATTAATTAGTCGTGACTTATTAATTCCATCCTGTTCCATTTGTTGGAAATTGATGGTGGAGATGGATATGCTTAATTTACCTTTCTTTTCTTCTTTTGACTTTTTGTTTCGTCCCATATTAGTATTGTTTATATACTAATAAATATGTTACTTTTTAGAAAAAGTCGCTTTTTGGCGATTTTTATTTTTAAAGTACTTAGTCAATAATCCATCAATAAGCTTGGATTTATTATAGTCACCTTTATCTAATAGTTTAATGATATCTGGATCAATGGCAATACTTATGTGTTTATTGTCTTTCATAAGTATAAATATAATTATTAAAACAATTTTAGTCAATACTTGTTTATTTTGTTAATAATTCGTATGTTTGCAATATGGGTCAAATACTAGCAAAAACTAATGGAATAACCTTAGTTGATCATTCGCTTTTAGTTTCAAGATTTGCTGTTGAAATAGCAAATCAATCTTTATTGGTTAAAGATGATGAATTAATTGAAACTATCAGATTATCAGGATTATTACATGATATTGGGAAATGCACTTCTCAATTCCAAAAAAAATTAGGTATTATAAATATTGATGAAAATAATTTAGAAGCAAAATTAAAATATCGTCATAATGAAGTTGGTTGGGCATTTTTAAGCAGATATTTAGATTTACCAAAAAAACAATTATCTATAATTCTTGATAGTGTATATTGGCATCATGGAATTTCTAATAAATTATGTGGTTATAATGACACTGATGTAAAAATATCTGAATCAGATACTAAAATAATGTTAAATTATTTAATTAGTATTGTTGGTGAATTACACGTTCATGAAAAGGAATATAAACCTAAAAAAGCACCTAAATATTATGTAACAGGTGATGAAGCAGATGAAATAAATTCTTTTCGTTTGTTAACCAGAACTTGTTTAATATCTGCTGATAGATTAGCATCTAGTATTGATAATCTTGATATAAGCGATATTGAAATTGAAGAAATGATTAAAAACGCCAATATAAGATGTTGTGATATTGATATTACTAAACACAAATTTTATGGTAATGACCGCTTCAATCAACAAGAAAACATTGTTCTTAATGTTGAAAGAACAACGCAAATTAATGCACCAGCTGGATTTGGTAAAACAATTCTTGGATTATTATGGAATTTTAAGACTAATAGAAAATTAATCTGGGTTTGTCCTAGAAATATAGTTGCTGAATCAGTTTACAAATCAATTCTAGAAGAAATAGATAATTTTGGTATTGATTATCTATCAGTTGAATTATATACTGGAGGCGAAGTTAAAGCTTGTAACCCATTATTCGAAAGTGATTTCTCATCAGACATTATTGTTACAAATATTGATAATTATTTATCACCTAGTGTGGATAATAGACATGGTAGTCGTCTATATACCATTATCAATGCAGATGTTGTATTTGATGAATATCATGAATTAGTTGGTGACACAGCTTTATTTGCTTGTTTTATTAATATAATGAAAACAAGAAATACTCTTACCAATAGCAATACGTTATTATTATCAGCAACTGGAACTCACATGTATCGTTTATGGGATTCTCAATTACAGAAAACATTAATTTTGCCAAGTATTGGTAAACATTATTCAGCACCTCATAATAAGAAATATTTGTTAAAAACTGAATCTGAGATCAAATTGATCAAAATTGATGATAATAATTTAATTGTCTTAAATTCCATTGGTACTGCCCAAATACATAAAAGTACATTAGATGCTGGATTACTTCTTCATAGTAAATTTGAAGACTTGGATAAAGATTTTAATGTGAATCAATTATATCGTTTTTACGGTAAACAAAGTGATCGTAATATAATAAAACCAAATGTAGTTGGTACACATATTATACAAGCTAGTTTAGATGTTTCGTTTAATAATTTATATGAATCTGTGTTATCTCCTCAAAGCTCATTACAACGTATCGGTAGATGTGACAGATGGGGTGATTATTTAGGTGAATCTACCATCAATATTGTCAGACTAGTCAATAAAGCTGAAACTAGTATGCGTGATTTGTTGTACACAAATAATTTATCCAATTCGTGGTTTGAATATATTTCCAAATTTAATAACCAGAAATTAACCCTTGATGAAATATATATAATTTACAATGATTTCGAGATGAATCACGAAAAAACCTTATTTGCATATTTAAGTGATGAATATAATACAAGTTCAGAGTCTCTTCAATTCATTTATCCAGTTAAATTTTTTAATATTAGAAAAAGCGATAATAAGACAGCTGGTGGTAATAAATTACGTTCAAGTAGTTTTGAGGTATTTGTCATCTGTAAGTATTTCAATAGCGATAAATTTACTAATCCATTTAGTATCAGTGTTAGGGAAAACAATTTTACTGAAGAATTTCATGAAGATGAAGGAACATTTAAAAGAATGATTGGTACAATGAAAATTCTCAGAGACACCAATGATGATCGTTTCGATTATAATGAAATTATCTCCAATAAAAAATATGCAACGCTTGATATTATCAGAAAATTAGGTAAAAAATCAAATACACCATATATTAGATTTGATAAAATATATCATCCAATTTATGGGGAGATTTCACCAGAAAGATTATCAACACTTAAAAATTATTAATATATTTAAAACAAATAACAATTTAAATACAAAAAAATGAAAAAAGCTAAAAACATATTATTCAGAATGAAATTAAAAGGTAATGGAGTTGTTAACTTTGATAGTTCTGATCAGAAATTCATGTTTAATGGTACAAATCTTGTAAATATGAAAACAATGCATGATAATACATCTTATGCTAAGAAGAAATTTTATAGAGATGGTGATAAAACATCATATAAAATTAGTATTTCATCTGATTGTATTAGACACGATATATTCAAAGAAGATGTTCTATTTCAATCACCAAACGTTATTAATAACGAACATTTATTATATTCATTTATTGCTTCCCCAGCATCAATTATCAGAGGCTATTTATTCGCTAACGAAACAGAAACCCTCAAACGAAAAGGTGTTTTATGTATTACAGATGCAGAACAGACATGTAATGCTGTAAGCTCAATTGAAACCTTTTCAAGAAGTGGTTTTAAAAATACCGATGCTGAGAAAACAGATAATTCATTTTATAAAAAAGAAGTTGTCGGTGAAATTGAATATGCAACAATTGGTAATATTGATTTGATGCAATTACAATTTATTAGTTGTGATCAAATTTTTGATAGATTTTCTTTTAATCCTGATATGTTTAATATCTACAAACAATTTTTAAAAGCTAAGATGCCATCCTTTGACAGTGAATTGGGTTACTATCAAATTAAAAATAGTCTTGTTGAAATAGCTGAATATGGATTTAAAATGAGTAATGATAATATTCAAATACTTGTTAGAGAATTATTTGAACGTCTATTGAAATTCAATATCAAAAGAAAGGGGTCTTATGTTGAAATATCAGAATTAGAATATAAAATAGTTTATGATGTGTTTGAGGATACTTTTGTTAATGAAGATGGTTGGATTAGAATTTCTAATAGGAATGATTTAACAAACATCGTATTTGAAACTGAAGATTTTTATATTCAAGAAAATACTGAAATGGCGAAGGAAAAAAGAGCGATGATTGAAGCTGATTACGAGTCTCGTAAATTAGAAAGTAAGAAAAAGAAGGCAGATAAGAAAGAAGCTATTAAGAAATCGAAATCATCTAAAACCGAAACTGATGTCACAACCGAATCAAATGACTAAATTTCTAGTATTAGAATTTAGAAATGCAGGGTTATTCAGAAAACATAGAAATACCAAAGATAAAATGTTTGACATGTGTGGAAGGAGAGACCGTAAAACTGAAACTGAATTCATTGAACCCATAACTGTTCACCAAATATCAAATATGCTTCATGTATTGTTTGGTGAACGACCTAAGCCAATTAATCGAGATACAGTATATAATAACATACCATATCTCTTTAATAAAGCTTTAGAATCGTATTTAAGAATTGATTCTTATAAGGATAGTAAGGGTAATTTTCAAAGTGAAACAATACAAACTAAAAAATCAATCGGAAATTCTTGGAGTACTCAATCATTTGTTTATTGGAAACGTATAAATAATTTATTAGGTGATGAACTATATAAAGAGTTCATTGATATATTAACAAGTGTTTATAAAATAGATATTAATATCACATCTTTTAATAAGGTTAAAGAATTGATTCTATCAAGACCAGATAAGCGTATTGATGAATTATTTAAAATGTTGAAATCAAAAGGTAAAACACCCGTTTTTGATAGTATTTATGGGCAAACAACAACTAATACAAGTATTAATATGAACAATAGAACACAATTAACAGTTTTAACAGGTTTAGATAAAATTATAAGACTTAGTGGTCAAATAATTGTTCCAGTATCTGATAAAGATATAGAGAAAATTAAAACCAATAAAGGTTGTGCTACTATACTTGATAATGGTTTTATCTATATTAAAGGTGTTAAATCTGGTAATATAATTACAACAGAAGGGTTTACAAGAGTTAGTGAAATAAGTTTAGAAAAACAATAATATGAGAATCAAAATAAATTTTTCAAAAAATACTAGTGAAATTCCAATAAGCAATCAAGCAATGTTGAATTCTTATATTCATAAATGTTTAGGTAGAAATAATATTTATCATGATGCTAAAAATGATTATAATATTTCTCATTTATATGGTGGTAAATTAAATTTAGAATCTAAACATTTATCTTTTGATAATGGTGGATATATTATTGTTTCGTCTAAAAATAATGAATTCATTAATAATATATTAATTGGTGTCATCAATAATCCATCATTAATGGCTGGTATGACTTTTTGTGGTGTTGATCATATTAATGAATATTTTAATAATGGATGGAATCATTTTGCTACATTATCACCATTTATAATAAAAAAATATATAGATAAGAAAAACTATTCTTTTATTACCCTTAATGATACTGATTTTGAGAATCAAATAAAACATTATTTAATTAATAAATTAACTAAGATCGATACTAGTTTAGATTTAACAGATTTTGAAATTAAAATACCTATTAATGATAGTCATAAAATTAAACGAATTTTAGTTAAAAACGTAATTAATTCTGCTAATTCGTGTCATATTAGTATTTATACAAACAAGAAGGTTGCCGAGCTTTTATATAATATTGGCATAGGTCAATCAACTGGTTCTGGATTTGGTACAATATATAAAACTGAAAATCATAAATTGTATAAACTAGACTAATTTATACAAGTTCTTTGACATATTATTTTTAATAAAATAACCTAAATCAATTAATATCAAATATTTAACTTGAGATAGGTTGGTAATTATATTATTCCGTAAGGGAATCACAACAAAAGGCTTAAGCAATTATTTCAAAACGCTGTTGGTAATTATATTATTCCGTAAGGGAATCACAACTTAGCAACACTCAACAAATGGAAACCAATAGTTGGTAATTATATTATTCCGTAAGGGAATCACAACACAAATCGATTCAACGTTTAAAACAAAAAGGTTGGTAATTATATTATTCCGTAAGGGAATCACAACTAATAAGCCTCCCATACATCAATTGGTTTAGTTGGTAATTATATTATTCCGTAAGGGAATCACAACAAGGATTACCTTGACACTCACTCTAATCTAGTTGGTAATTATATTATTCCGTAAGGGAATCACAACTTCAGAGTTCTGAATTAGTTCTTAACAGTAGTTGATAATTATATCATTCCATAGGGGAATCACAACCCAATTGTAATTGTAGTTCCAGTTGTTAAAGTTGATAATTATATCATTCCGTAGAGGAATCACAACAGATTAATCCAAGTTCCTAGATTAATAAAAGTTGGTAATTATATCGTTCTGTAGGGGAATCACAACAATCGATTTGATGAATCTAAGGGTAATTTGTTAGTAATTATATTATTCCGTAGGGAATCACAATGCTAGTATTTGAATTTGACAATTAAGACTAGTTAGTAATTATATTAATCCATATTGGAATCACAATGGTAATACATCTGCTTTTATCACAGATGAATTAATTATTCTATAATTCCATAAAGGAATCACAACACCCACCTTGATCTTTCTGCTTATTGTGACGTTTTTTTTATTCTTCTAAAAGGGAATCACAACTATTACTATGGCGTTTTGACACCATTTTGATTATTTATTTTATAACTCCATATAGGAATTTAATAAAACTTAACCATCTTTGAAAAATAAAATTGCTAGATTAATAAAAAAGTAGTATCTTTGTATTAATAATTATCGGTCCCTTTGCTGATAACAATTTGAGTCCTTGATAGGGCTCTTTTTGTTTAATAGTTGCAAATGAATTATTTTATTAGTATATTTGCAATATGATAACAAATAGAGTGTATAGATTAAAAGAAGCTGCTGAAGTAGGTAAAGGAATGCCCCTTCCAGCTCATCAAGAAATTGAGATTGTAACTGATGTGGTATATATTAATGGAAACATGGTACCACCAGAAATGCAATCTCTTTTTTATAATTGGATCATAAAGAATCCTAACCTTTTTGATGATGTAACTAAGAATTGGTAGGAATAAAATGAATAATGAATTTGTTTTAAGGAGTGGTAAGCATGCTGGTAAGACAATTGGGTGGTTGTTGAATAATCAACCATCTTATCTTGCTTGGGTGCAAGAGAACAGACCAGAAATGCTTAAGGGTTCGGATAAAAAAGAAGAACCTAAACCATTACCAAAAAAAGAAGTTAATTTCAGAGATGAACCGATAAAAACGATTACACCAAATATGAATTTTTTTAATGAAGGTCCAGCTGATATATGTAAGCCATATCTGGATAGTATGAAAAAAGGTTTGGTTTAATGAATTTTTTTTACTACCTTTGTACATTAATAAACAATCATGAAAACATTTCATTATACGATCAAAAATACTGATCCTTGGGCAATTACAGATACAGAAATTATTGTAATTGCAATTAATAAGGTTTCAGCTAAGAAATTGCTTAAAGAAGCTGGACATAATGATGTTAAGACATCAGATTTGATTGAGCTTAAAACTGGTGTTCATACTATTCAAACTTATATGACTGAGTAATCATGATCCTCAAAGAAAACGGTTTAAGATATGCTAAGCTTATTCATGTCAGTGTTGATAATGGTAAGACAGGCAATAGTAATAAGGTTTACATAATGGAAGAACTTCCAGATGGAAGAATTCGTTGTGATTATGGGCGTGTTGGAAAAGAACTAACAACTGAATACAAGGATAAATCCAAATGGGATTCAGTTTACAAACAGAAGCTTAGTAAGACTAAAGGTTATACTGATGTAACTGATTTGATGGTTGAACCAGTCAACAATGCCAATGGTAGCAAGACTGTTGATATTCAAGACAAGGATGTAAGAGCTTTGATTGAAGATTTGATGAATTTTGCAAATAAATCTATTCAACAAAACTATAAGGTAACACAAGAAGCAGTATCTGAACAACAAGTTAATACAGCTCAAGATGTTATCGATTCAATCAATAAAATTTTGAAGGTTGGTGTTGATTTGAAAATATTGAATGATTTGTTAATGAAACTTTACATCACCATCCCTAGAAAGATGAAAGATGTACGTGATCATCTATTTGAGCCAATCACTAATTCTAATACCCTTAAAATAGCAAAAGAATTAATTGGAAATGAACAGGACACGTTAGATACAATGGCTGGTCAGGTAAAGCTTTTGAAACAAAAGGCAACACTAGTTAATAAAACTAATAATGCTGGATCAACCATTCTTGATCAAATGGGTGTGAGTATTGAAGTTGAAAAAGACCCTAAGATGCTTGAACTTATTTATAAGTTATTGGGTTCTAGTAAAGATCAAGTTAAACGTATCTTCAGAGTTAATAATCCGAAGACAAAGGATACATTTGATAAGTTTGTCACAAATGCAAAAGTTAAAAAGAAACGACTTTATTTTCATGGTTCAAGAAATGAAAATTGGTTCAACTTACTTCAATCAGGAATACTAATTCGACCAGCTGGAGCAGTTCATACTGGCAGTATGTTTGGTGATGGAATTTACCTTGCTGATAAAGCACAAAAGGCACGTGGTTATTCATCATTAAAAGGTTCATATTGGACCAAAGGAAGTTCAAACAAAGGTTATATAGCACTATATGATTCTCATTTAGGAAATCAAAAAGAAATCCTTCATCATACATCAAGTTGTTATTCGCTTTGTGAAAGTCAATTAAAAAGAGAAGGATATGACAGTGTATTCGCTAAGGGTGGTTATGATCTTATCAATAATGAATATGTGCTTTACAATACAAAACAATGTACCATCAGTCATCTGTTGGAACTGAACTAAATATGAAATTTGAACTAAACGAAAAAGAATTAGCAGCTCTAAATGAATTGCGATCAGCATTGAAAACACTTCATGGTAAAGTCGGTGAAGAAACGTTTCTCTTTCAAGCAACAGGTATTGGTACCGTTGTTAAGATTAGATTTGATGACTACGGAATTGAAAAAGATATAACTGACGTTAGTTGTTGGTAAATAAATGATATGGAAACGATAAAAAAAACAGGATATGAATGGTGCCTAGAATCTAATATGAGAGTATTGGATTTAAAAGAATGGCCAGTAGGTGAAGACGGTTATTTTACAGATAAAATCGATAAGGATTTATTTGTGAAATTCATTAGTGAATGCACAGTAAAGCCAAATTCTCAACCACGTAAAACTGACAAGTATTTGATTACTCGTATGTATGGTATGGTTCCATATAACTTGAGTCCAATTCAACAAGGAATCCAATTTGGTCATGCTGTTGTTAGATATGGTAGATCAGTAAGAGGTATTGGTATTATTGAAGAAACATATAATCGATGGGCTGATAAATATGAAACATTTATCATTCTTAATGGTGGTACAACCAATAACAATCCAGAACGTCTTGGAACACTAAATAAACATTTAATTACACTAGAAAATCTAGGAGTTCAAATACAATCATTTTATGAACCAGATTTAGGTGATCAATTAACAGCTATTTGTTTTTTAGTAGATGAAAGGGTTTTTGATAAGACTCTTTATCCAGATTTTATTCCAGAAACACTTCCATGGGGTAGAAGAAAGCCAAGCGAAGATCAATTGGCTGAACTAGAATTGAAAAACAATAGAAATTATGTTCACTGGCTTGAGAAGATTGGTGGTGAAAGAAATGCATTTTTAAGAGAGTATTTAAAAACTCTTAGATTGGCATAATCTTTATTTTTCTATTATTTTTCGTATTATTGTTATGTGGAAAATAGAGAAAAACAAATACAAATATTAAATTACCTTGATAAGAATTATCAATTCAAGGATGGTAAGTTCTTTACAAAAT